CCCAAGCTGAGATAATGAAAACTCAGGCACAACACAGGTCTACCTTCGTAGCAGGAGCAAGACCTTTTCTTATGTGGGTATGTGGATTAGGATTCTTATTCTCCTTTGTTATCAATCCTATATTAGAGTGGATTATGCCTGATGTTGGAGCGCCAACTCTCCCTCTTGAAGTAATGTTAGAACTCACATTAGGGATGTTGGGATTAGCAGGTCTCCGCACAATAGAAAAAATAAAAGGTGTTAGTAAGTAATGGCAAGATACATAAAAGTAGGGACTCCTACTACAATAGCTGAGATAGATTCTAATCTAGAAGCAATAGAAGTAGCTATAGCAGACATGTTGTCGCGTAAAGGAGATGCTCCTAATCAAATGGATGCGCCTCTAGACATGAATGATTACGGCATTATTAATATAGCTCCTCCTACTGCGGATACTGATCTTGTACGTCTTATTGATTTAGAAAATATTGCCTCTCCCCCTCCTACTTCAATAGGAACTTTACCTGATGTAGATGTAACAAGTACACCTCCCCTTGTTGGGGAAGTTCTTGTATGGGATGGCGTAAACTGGGTTCCTCAGTCAGCTCCCGCAGCAGATATAACTTCAAGTACAATAGGCCAACTTTCAGATGTTACTCTTACAACTCCTAGTTTAGACGATGTTCTTACTTGGAATGGTGCAGAATGGGTAGCTCAAGTAGCATCAGGTGGTGGTGGGGGTAGTTTAAGTCAACTAACTACTGTCCCTGTTCCAAGCAGCACATTAAGTGACTTAGGTTTTATGGAGTTACAATCAGCAGGAAATTACAATCTTCCTTTGGCTAATACTGTTGCAACTAATACAATAATTAATGTAACAGTAACTTCTACGTATTCTGCTAATGCTCCTAAGATTTTAGTTCAAGGAGGAGATACTATAACTGACTCTACAGGTGTTGATGTAGATGGTGAACTCCTTTTTGCAGGAGCTATTAGTATCAAGTTAATATCTGACGGTATCAGTAGTTGGAGGTACTAGGATGACTATAATTGTAGGTGATATTGAGCAATCCTATGTAAGTCAAGTTGTAGCAATTAATGATGCTAACAGTTGGGGTTTACCTATTACAGATGAGAGTACTTGGGCAGATGTTATATACTGGCTTACTTTTATAGACAGTGTTTCTCTAGCTATTGCTCTCGCAGAAACAAGTAGTCCAATTAGTACAGGACTTATATCTGTCATGTCTGATGCACAAGTATTGAATTTAATTACAATTGATATTTTAACTGGTGCAAATATAGAAGAAACTTTACCAACTATTACACCATCCACTTTATCTGCAACAGCAGACAGCACTCCTATTTTTGTATTGACATAAGGCCACACAAATGAAAGAACAGTTAGAAAAAATTAATAGTAAAGAAGTAGACCAACCCAAGGGTGTGTTTAAAATTGAATTAGTTAATGAAGATGGTTCAATTGAAAAAGAAGTCTACTCAGAAAACGTTGTAAAAAGTGTATTCCTTCAAGAATCCGTAGATAATGTTGGGGATGAAAGTACACAAATAACAGGAGTATCTGCGTCTCGAAGGGAATACGATTCACAGCCAGCATATGTTGGAACCCCTTCAATCACAGGCATTATGCTTATGGATGACCCTCTTAATTTAGCGGGGAATAACTTTTCTATGGTGGAGGGTACGCCTGTAGGTATTATTGCAGTTGGAGAGAATAATGATAATGCTAGTTCTGTTGTTTTAGGAAATAGAGTTACAACGGAATTTACCACATCAAGGAATTTTGAAACAGACCAAGTAACAGAAACTTTTGTAGGAGAATTTGGTTCACTTCAAGGTAATGGTACATTTAGTAAAATTGGTTTTATGGCTAAACCATCCTATGTTAATGAGGGTTTACATAATGAGGTATTTGAAAACGTTACTGTAAAATATGCACCTCTTTACGCATTTAGCAGATATCATCGCGTATTAAAAAAAGGCTCTCCTCCTTCATCAGAAAGTGTCTTTTATCTGACAGCAGATACTCCAGCAGTAAGAGAGTCTAAATTATTTAATTACAGCCTTACAACAATAGCAAGAAAGCAAGCACAAATAATTAGCTGTTTGACAACTTGTGCAGATGGTGAGCTGTTTATGGTTAGACACAATACCGTAATAGATAGTGCTGCACCGTTTTCAATAGTGCATGTAAGTAACCCACCTGATGCCTACATGTCACAAGAGGGTCTTGCACCACAAGCTACTTACCCTTCACTTTTTGAAACACCTCAGACAGGCATCCACAGCCTTAATAACGGAACTACTTTTAGTGCTTGTTTATCTTATGACCCTGTAAATAAAGTTCTTTATTATGTAAGACATGCACATAATACACAGGTAATGGATATTCAGTCTTATTCTTTTGTGTCTGAAGGTGTGTGGACAGCAAACGCTGCTTTTACATTAACAACAACTGCGGATGCGACAGCAAGCACTAATGATTCAGGTCTCGCTATGGCTATAAATGCAGCAGGTACAAAAGCTCACATTATTAGAAATGGAGCATCCAATACAACTGAGTTTATTAGTTTTAATATTACACCTACAAGTGCATCAAATATTGTTGAGCGGATTAGACCTAACTTATATACGAGTTTAAATAGGAATCTGTTAGGGATAACTAGTTGTTCTTATATAGATGACAACACCGCTTATGTAGTTTTTGAACAGAATAGTGCTACTAATCAGTATTTACACCATAGGTATATGGAGAACACTGGTCAAACTCAGGGAAATAATAAAGTAGGGTTTTATTTAAATTTAGATAATAACGATGAAGTTGTAGGCGCAATGTGGAATAAACAAGCTCTTGGTATGGCTGGCAATTTCATGACAACAACACTTGCTGGTGCTACACAAGGAGGTCATTATGGCTTGAGTTTAGAGACTTCGCCTTTGCACTTTGGGATAGTTGTTAGTTCTAATACTAATGATAACAAATCACCTTTTATAACTACTCTTGATACTTTTACTTTAGAGTTATTTGGAGTGTATTTTGGAGCGACTACTCAGTGGGATAACAGACTTTATGCTCCAACATTTTACAAATTACCTACTTCTCGTACATCAACTAACGCACTAATATCTGCTGGTACGTTTGCACCTGTAACTAAAATTGAAGGACAATCCCTTAAAGTTACTTATTCAATTACTAGAAACGGTTAATAGGGGTAGCCATGAGTAAATCAAAATTTAAAGGAAGTAATGGCGTTTTGTTTACTCAAGGTTTGTTCTATGAGTACAACAACATAGATGCTCCTTATACACTTCGTCCAGAAGATTACACTTCTCGTAAAGGGAATGAGTACGTAAGCTTCGCTAGGGTGTATAGGGAGTCCGTAGATGAGTATGCAGCAGCAATGGCTTTGTTAGGGAGTTGGACTCACTGGCAAAAGCTTTGTAAAGAGAAATGGTTTCAGATAGGAGTAGTTAATGGCAGTAACTTCACAGGACTCCATGACTGGAGGGAAGAAAAAGAGAAGGCTAATGAGTCTGCTGCTAAGAGTGTTCTTCTGGATGCTATTGCTAATGGTGACACTCAGGCGGCTTGGAAACTCTATGATAAAGCGACTAAAAAGGAAGTCCCGAAAAGTGTGGGTCGTCCTGAAAAGAAAATACCTTCAACTAAAACAAGTAATGTAAGTAATATTGCTGAAAGTATAAGGAAGCGTTCTCTTGCTAATGGAAGCTAGTACTTTATACAAATTCCTTTGGATTCCTGCTTTAGCTATTTTTTCTTTCTTTTCAAAAAGATATTTTGAGACTCTAGAAAAAAAGAGTGAAGCCCTTTCTATGAAACAAGCAGCTATAGAAAAAAGTATTATAAATTTAGAAATGGAATTAAATAAGAATTATTACGATAAACAAGAAATCAAAGAGCATATTGTGCTGCCTTTAATGGAAAGATTTTCAGAAGTGGATAACCAAGTAAAGGTAATATCAGGGATGATGGTTGATATACACTCGGACATGGCAATTTTGAAATATAAAATTCTAGGTGGGGACAGTAAATCAACGTGATTATGGATCAGCTTAAAGAAGACTGTGAGAAAGATTTATATTTCTACGCTCAAGTAATGTTTCCTGATAGATATTTTGGAGATGTGCATGAGGAGATGTTTCTTTTCTTTCAGCGTTCTCTAGAGGAAGCTATGGAGACAGGGCAAGGGGATAATGCAGCAGCATTAATACCTCGTGACCACCAGAAGTCTTTTTGTATAGCAGTAGCTTGTTCGTGGGCTATTACTAAGTTTCCTTGGTTTACTGTTACCTATGTGTCTTCTAACCCAACATTATCAGAAAGACAGCTTACGGTTATTAAAAATATATTTAAGAGTGACTCTTACAGGGAACTCTGGCCTGAGATGTTAAATTACGAAGTTAACCCTAGAACAAAAGAATATGACCATAGGTCTTTAGGAACATGGACTAAAACTGAAATAACAGTAGACCACCCTAAAAGACCCAAGAGTGAAAAAGACCCAACAATAGCCGCTACAAGTGCAAAGAGTACCAATACAGGAGCGCACTATAAGATGTGTATCTTCGATGATTTGGTTACTAACGAGAACTACCGTAGTGCTGCTGAAAGAGAAGATATAAAAGAAGTTTATCAGTCGTATGCTTCTATTGCCACGACAGGTAGTATTAAGTGGATGGTAGGAACAAGATACGGAGATAATGATTTATACTCTTCATTGAAAGAAAAAGAATACGACATATTTGATGATGAGGGGGTAGTTACAGAAACTAGACCCTTGTGGAAATGGTTTGAAAGAAAAGTAGAAACAAGTAAACGTTACGATGGTACGGGTCAGTTTGTATGGCCTAGAACTAAAATGCCTGATGGTAATTGGTATGGCTTTAATCAGACAGAGTTAGGTAAGAAAAAGTCTGAAGCGTTTAACTTAGAGTTATATTACTCACAGTATTACAATGACCCTAATGCAGCTAGTGAAGCTAAGATTACAAGAGATTGCTTCATGTACCTCCAGCCTAACTTGTTAGAGCAAAGACAGAATAGGTGGTTCTATGGTAATAAGGAATTAAAGCTTGCCTGTGGTATGGATTTAGCTTTTAGTGAAGGTAGTGGTATACGTAAGGTTAAACGAGATTATACGTCAATTGCTATAATAGCTTGGGACAATGAAGGTTACTTATACATACTTGACTTACAAAGATTTCAGACAGCTAAAGCTGAAGTCTACTATGAAAAACTTCTTACAATGCATGAGTATTGGGACTTCCGAGAAGTAACAGTCGAAACTAATGCGGGTGGTGCTGTAGTAGCTAATTTTATTCAAGATGAGATACGTAGAGCAGGTCAAACGCTTGTAGTTAAACATCAACATAAAAACCAGAGAGAAGGTACAAAAGAAGAGCGTAATGCTCAGTTGTTTGAACCTCTTTACAGAAATAAAAGTGTTTATCACACAAAGGGTGGTTATACCAGATTACTAGAAGAAGAGTTACACCTAACAAAGCCACCACATGATGATTTAAAAGATGCTGTATGGATAGCTGTTAGTAATAGTAAACGACTAGCTAAACCTAAATTCGCAACAAACAAAAGAGAACGAACTGTTGTTAACGCTTCTAATCGTTTTCTTAGTAGGAGAAGAAGAGCTTGATTACCCTTAATTATAATAACAAGGATGCCTTAGCTGGTGATATAGCTGGGTACTGGGAAGAGTGGAATTCTTCTCGAACAACTGCTATGGCTTTATGGGCAGAGATAGACAACTATCTTCTTGCTACAGATACAAGTATGTTAGAGGGTGGAGATAACTTTGACCATAAAACACATCTACCTATTTTGTCAGAGCTACATGAAGACTTACTAGCTATTGTCTACAGTACAATGTTTCCACATGAAGATTGGCTAGGGTGGAAAGGTTTTGAAATAAATGCTATTACAAAACAATTGCGAGGTAAACTCCAAAGTTATATAAAGCAGTGCCATGCACTTAGTGGCTTTAACATTCAAATGCGTAAAGTGATTGATGACTTAGTACGTTATGGTAATTGTTTTGCTCAAGCTTATTATAAAAATGATACAACTGACACAGACGAAGGTTATGTATCAGGATACTCTGGCGCAGCCGTAAAACGTATTAGTCCTTTTGATATAGTATTTAACCCTACAGCTACAGATTTTGAAAAGACTCCTAAGATAATCCGTAGTTTAGTCTCCGTAGGAGAGCTTCTAGAGTTCTTAGAGGGGATATCTGACGAAGATAAGGTGATTACCCCAGAAGAAGTAGAGAGTCTCTTAAAAAGACGTACAGGAGGTTTTAGAGACTACGCTGAACGCTATAAAGAAAAACAGTACACTCCTCAAGGTTTTGGTAGTTTAGATGAGTACTACAGTTCTGGTTATGTAGAACTTCTTTGGTTCTATGGAGATATACTAGATGAAGTAGAAACAAAAGTTTATAAGAAGCGTTGTATTGTTATTGTTGATAAAGATACTGTTGTACTAGATAAGCAAGAAATAAAATCTTCTGTATTTAAAGGAGGTTGGACAGCACGACCTGATAACTTATGGAGTCAAGGGCCATTAGATAAAGTTGTGGGAATCAACTATATGATTAACCACAGAGAGAATGGTAAGAATGATGCTATTGATAAATTCATTTATCCAGATAGGTCTTATGTTGGTGATGTAGAAGAGATATATGACGAAGTAACAGGTCATACTAAGTACATTATGCCTGAAGGTGGAAGTGTTTCTGATATACGTCCTGACTCTACTGTACTCACTTTTGATAATCAAATAATGATGCACAGAGATTTAGCACGTACAAGTGCAAGACTTCCTCAACAACTAGCTGGCTTTAGAACAGCAGGGGAGAAAACTGCAACAGAAGTACAGAGTCTTAATGACGGTGCATTCCGAGGGTTTATTAATAAAGTAAGTCAGGTAGAAGAAGACTTGTTAGAGCCTCTTATACAAGCAGAAATGAGAATAGCTAAAGATAACTTTTCTAGTATTATTAAAGTATTGGAAGAAGATGAAGAAGGCGTTCTCCTTACTAGTAGCATTACAGAAGAAGACCTTAGTGCTAATGGTAAACTCCTTCCAATGGGTAGTAGACGCTTTAGTAGACAACTTCAACAACTGCAAGGTTTAACACAACTAACTAATACAAACATCTCTCAGATGGTAGCCCCACATATTAATACATACAACTTAGCTAAAACAGTGGAAAGTTTATATGGATTTGATAAGTACGCATTTATTAAAAAGTTTGCTGCTGTAGATGAGAACTTAGAAATGCAAGAAAAGCAAATGGTGGCTGAACAAGAGATGGTTAAAACATCTTCCGAGCCAACAAGTTTAGAAATGGGAATGATGGGAGAAGAAGAAGATGAGTTTTAAAGTTCCTTCTTTTATGTCTACTTATTTTAGCTCTTTAAATGCAGAAGAGAAAAAAGAAGCCGTAGTTCGTTATAAGAGTTGGCATAAGCATGACTTTACACAGATGCTTCTAGATCACTTAGAAGACTCCCATAAGAAGTTAGTTAAAGAGGATGAGGATAAGAATGATTTTATATCTAAGTTCCAATTCTCTTATGTAGTTATACGTAATAGAGCAATGCGTAAACTTCTTAAAGAACTTCTAAAGAAGCTGGAGTGGGAGGTGTAATGGCTACATATGTTTATCATTGCTACGAGTGTGAATATGATAAAGATGTTGTACATGGTATGACAGAAAGCCCAGAAGTAGTTTGTAAAGATTGTGCAGAAGGTATGCATAAAGTAATAAGAAGCTCGAACTTCCAACTGAAAGGTAGTGGTTGGTTTGGAAAATCAAAACAAAACTAAGGTAATACGGATGGCTAAAAAAGATTTAACTCAAATATTCGCTACAGGGAGGCTTGCTAAGGGGAACTTCGGTACACCTAAGAAAAAGGCTAAAGCCAAACCTAAAACAGACAAAGAATTAGCAAGCACACGATTAGGTAAAGGGGCAGCAAAGAAAACAAACCCCACTGCAAGTATTGTTGGTAATGTTGCTAAGTACCTTACTGCGAAAAAGAACAAGAAAGAAAGTCAAGCTGCACAAGTTAAGAGATTAGCTGCTGTAAAGCGTTTAAAAAAGAAAAAGTAAACAAAACTAAGGAATTTAATTATGATGAAAGCTCAAGCAGTTGCATACGCTAAAAAGAAAGCCCCTAAAATGGCAATGAATGGAAAGTCCATTCCAGTAAAAAAGAAGCCAGCCCCTGAAAAGAAGCTAGTGGCGACGAAATTTAAAAAATTTAAAAAGATTGAAAAGAAAACCACAACTAAAAAGAAATAAGAGGAATTAAGAATGCAGACATCTAACCCAGATGTAAAAGAAAATTTGGAGGCTAACCAGCCAAAATCTCAGGAAGAGGTTAAGCCGCTATTTAGTGGTACAGATAGTCAAGGTAAAGAGCGTTTATTCAGCACCACTGAAGAAGCTCAACAATCATGGCAGTCTGCTCAGAACTTTATCAAAGATAAGGTTGATGAGACTAAAACGATGGAAGCTAGAATTCAAGAACTTGAAGCTAAACTTACCCAAAGTACAAAGCTGGAAGATGCTTTATCACAATTAAAAAATAAAGAGGAATCCCCTGTGAACGAATTACAGCCAAGTCAAACCACTGAGACAACCCCTCAGTTGGACGTTGAAACGCTTAAACAGCAACTACTACAAGAAGTTATGGGGTCACTTAGCACTTCCCAACAACAAGAAGTGTTCAGTAAAAACCAAAATGAAAGTATCAGTGCTGCACAAGCTGTATATGGAGATTCTTATGAGCAGAAACTCCGTGAAAGTGCTAAGGACTTCGGTATGTCTGATGAGGACATTATCAAAGAGGCACAGGCTAATCCAAAACGCTTTAAGAAGTTATTTGGTTTAGATAAACAACCCAAAACAACGTATAACCCTAGTAATTCTGTGTCTGGTTTTACCCAGAAAAAAGAAACTGGTCTGGATTTTTCACGGGGGTTTAACGACCGTACACGTGTTAATACAGCAGTAGACAACTATCGTAAGATTGCAGAAAAACAAGGCGTTAAATTAGATTTTTAATTGAGGAAATATTATGTCAACTTTTACTTATGCAGCAGTACCTAACCTAGTTCGTCAAGAGCTATATCAAGGTTCTTTAGAAAAACAATTCGATGATTGGTTAATTGGTCGTCCTTTGTTTGATGATAAAACAGGTATCTTTCCTGATGGTGACTCACTAGATGTTACCTTGACGGCAGACCGTGATGTAACAGATTACACAGAGAATACACAGATTAGTTATGACGGTATGACTACTTCTCGTAAATCTCTTGCTGTTACAGCATATAAGCAAGATGGTTTCTTTGTAACAGACCGTATGAAGCAAGATGCGCATCAGTCAGAAGCTTTCTTCCAAGAGAATGTCCACAAGTCTGGTATTGCTATGGCTACGGATATGGAAGTTGCCTGTTTAGCTACAGCTAACTCTCAGACTCTTGGTAATGCAAATGCCATTGGTGGTGTTGCTCACCGCTTAAAAGGTGCTGGTACTGGTGGTGCACTTACTCTTGAAGATATCATGTACATAAAGTACGCTTTTGATAAGGCTTATGTCCCTACCGAAAATCGTGTATTGATTGTTACTCCTGAAACTGAGTACGAACTTAATAAACTCTTGAATATTACTGAAGTAAGTAATGGTTCTCAGTTTAACTTCGACGTACAGGGTCTAGTTCAGACTGGTTTTGGTGACAAGCTAAACATTGTACGTAACATTGCTGGTATTAACATTATGGTTAGCCACAATTTGCCAGCCGTTACTGCTGAGTCTTTATCTCAATCTGATGGTACGGGTAGTGGTGTAATTACTGGTAAAGCTTGTGTTGCAATGTCTATGGCTAGTGACACTTCAATGCCGTTTATGGGTGTTGTACGTCAACGTCCACAGACTGAGTTCTTCCGTAACACTAACCTGAAACGTGATGAATGGTCTGCTACATGTCGTTATGGCTTCGCGCTTAAACGTCCTGAAGCATTGGTTAGTATAGCAACACCTGTCTAATTAATAGGTAGCTTTTAAAAGGGATTCTTAGGAGTCCCTTTCATAAAGTTCCTTGGAGAGAAAAATGAAAAGAACATTATTACAAGTTACACAAGAGTACCTTGACGCGACAAGTGGTTTCTACGTAGATAGTATATTCGATACAGATGAGTCTCAGCAAGTAGCTAAAATAGCAGAGCGCATGTATTACCAAATGGTGCAAGAATACGACAATATCTTGTTCACTATGGATGAGTTAACTCTAGAGTCTTTGTCGGATGTTACCCGTCCTAATTATATGCTGCTACCTGAAAGAGTACAAAAAATACAAGAAAGTAAAGTATGGTATGATGTCTCAAAGGAAGCTGGTGGCTTAGAGTATAGACTTGTACAATACCTACCTCCTCTTGACTTTGTTGAACACAGCTTGCATTCTGACACTTCAGATTCTATAATAGTGGAAGGTTTCAATGGCAGCAAAATGTCTATTAAGACTAATCAGTTCCCTACTTATTTTACCTCTTTTGATAATATCCATGTTGTATTTGATTCTTATAATAGTGAATACGATACTACCCTTCAAGCAAGTAAGACGAGATTTGTAGGCTCACAAGAAAAAGTATTCTTACAAGAAGACTCTTTTGTAATACCTATTCCTAACCATTTATCTGAAACGTATTTAGATATGTTTCTTAATGAAGCTCTTACTCTTGTACATCAACAGCCAATAGGGATGATTTCTCAAAGGGCTAGAGCTAAAAAAATTAAACTTCAACAAGACAACCGTACAATAGGTCAAGGTAGAAGTAAGACATCCTATGGTAGAAAAGGTTTAAGTGGAAGTTACGTACCTAGAGGACATGGTGAGTAATGAGTATTGAAACCGAATACAAACTTATTTTTGATGGTTTATATAAATGGAGTAGAAGTGGTAAAGTTGCTGAAGCTCTTAATGGTAGTTTTTTAAGACGAAGAGATGCTTTACGGGCTTTTGAACTTTACGAATTAAGTAAAGAACCTGCTATATCTTCTGTTGAAAAAGAAGTTAACTTAGAAACTTTAAATTCTAAAGTAGATTTATTAAAGTGGGCAGAAGCAAACGGATTATC